GGGGCTGTGGTTGCCGAAAGACGACTTGCCAGAGGACGGAAGTTATGCCGATATCCGCGTCATCTGGCACACGCATCCAAAGACGCGCCGTGTGACGCTGACACCCCTCAAATGGGACCGTCGGCGCTTCTATTATTGGCAGCGTATCGGGCATGAACTGGTCCATCGGTATCAGGAAGCCTCCCGCCCGCCTGACGCGGAAGCTCGCACGTATCGTGTCGCAGCGACGGCGCGGAAGGAAAAGGAACAGCAAGCCTACTACGGAAACTACGATGAGCTTGAAGCGTATGCACACGACGCCGCGATGGAAATGATGTTGTGGTATAGCGCGTATTCCTTTCACGACGCGCAGAAGTGGATGGAGAACTGGGGCCTCGCCGGCGCGGTGGTCCCCACGTATAACACCTATCTGGCGGTGTTTGACCCGTCGCATCCTGCGGTGCCTGCGTTCAAGCGCAAGTGTCACGCATGGTGGGACATCATGCAGAAGTCCAAAGACTTCTATGCGAAACTGGAATTGCCGAGGCTGACCTAATGCTGAGATTCAACGAGTTCCTGACGGAAGGAACATCAGATAGCAAGACGACGCACCTGACGCACCTGGAAGATGTCGTTATCGATGAGGGACCGACGGGTGTGAAGTTCGCGCTGGCCGTCCTGCGGGACTTCGGCAAGATGCTCGACGGCGGGAGCGTATCCAAGGCGCTCAACATCCACACGAAGATCGACGGCGCGCCGTCCCTTGTCTTTGGTCCCGACCCCGCCGACGGACGCTTTTTCGTTGCGACCAAGAGTGCGTTTGCGAAGACTCCGAAGCTCGCCAAGACACATGCTGACATCGACGCCATGTATCAGTCAGGCGTGTCGGCTGTTCTCCATGCCGCCCTTGACGAGCTTCCTGACCTTGCGCCCAAGCAAGTGCTACAGGGGGATGTGCTGTTCGCACCAGGGACGGTGAGCACCCAGACGCTCGACGGAAAGACCTACTATACGTTCCAGCCGAACACGCTGATGTATGCTGTAGAAATCGACAGCGATATGGGCGCCCGCGTAGCGTCGGCCAACTTCGGCATCGCTATCCACACGATGTATTCGGGGCGCGGGAGTGTCGCGAACCTCCAGACGGCGCCGATTTCCGCGAGTGTGTTTGCGAGCCTGAAGCGCAGTAGCAGCGTCATGGTCTACGATAACACGTATCCTGATGTGTCGGGAACTGCAACCTTTACGTCGCAGGAACGTGCCGACTTCGCGTTCGCGTGGGAAGCCGCCTCGGCCGCGTCCCGTGGCGTGCCGGCACAGCTTTACAGTCTAGTGCAAGTGGACCCCCTCCACGCACTCCTAGCACAGTTCATCAATGCTCAGGTGCGCCAGAACGTGCAAGCTTCTCCTGCACAAGCCGCCGCCGATTTCCTATCTTTCCTAGAAGATAAGGTGGAGAGTGATATCGACTCTAAGAAAAGCGAGGGCGGAAAGGCGTCTGCGCGGGCGAAGTATCAGCCGATGATGGATGCTGTCTACAAGAACAAAAAGGGATTCATCGCTCTCTTTGGCCTGCATCAAGCGATAGCGAATGCCAAGGAAATCGTCATCGATAAGATGGCGACTGTCCAGAACATGGCAACCTTTGTGCGCGACGGGGATGGTTATCGTGTTACCGGTCCCGAAGGATACGTCGCAGTCGCACGAAATGGCAAGACAGTCAAGCTTGTCGACCGGTTGGAGTTCTCCCGTTTGAATTTCACCGTGCCCAAAACATGGAAGTAGGGATGCCAGTTCATCTAAATAGCAGGGGAGTCTAGGTGTCGTATGGCGGCAAAGAAAGCGATTGTCATTACGTTTGGACGTTTTCAGCCGCCGACCAGTGGACACGGCGAGCTATTTGACTATGTAAACTCCGTCGCGGACAAGTATGATGCGGACGCTTTGGTGTTCCCTTCGGTGTCTCAGGACGCGAAGAAGAACCCGCTTCCGTTCCGCGAAAAGGTGCAGTTTCTCAAGTCCATGTTCCCGACGATTACGTTCAACGGGAATTCGAAGGTGACGAACCCGTGGACCGCGTGGGAAGCGTTGGGTACCGCAGGATACACACATATTTACATGTGTGCGGCGGGAGAGCGTATCGCGGACTTCAAGACGATGGCGAAGTCGTTTATGAAGGGCGCAAAGAACTTTCCGGCAACGCGGAAGATTGAGAAGATAGAAGTGCTGGATTCCGGTGAGCGCACCGCGGGCATCTCTGGAACTGCGATGCGCGGGCATGCCGCCAAAGGCGACTTCAAGAAGTTTGCCGCAGGCGTGGGCACACGGAATCAGGCGTTGGTGAAGCAGCTTTATAACAGCTTACGGAAGCATATGGACCTATCAGAAGCCATCGTTCACCCCAAAGCATTCCTGTTGTATGGAATAGCTCCGGCCGTTGTAGAGAGTATCAGCTTGCAGGTCCCGTGTGACCAATTGCACGCCGATGATGTTCTCCGACAGTCGGCGCTCACGCGGAACATCATGGAAATGCGTGACCCGTTCATCGTGGATGTCTCGACGCGGTCGTATGTGGATATCAAACACATTCATGGACTTGCGGAGAGAGCGGGCTACGCCCCGACTATCTACCTACGTGGGCGGACCACAGGGCCGATGAACGAAGCGTGGATCAAGTCGGCGATGACGAGCGGGTTGATTCAGCAGGGACTAGCGCGGGATGTGGTCGTGCTTGAGGCAATCTCCGTAGAGCAGTTATACGCGGCGTTGAAAGAGATGCTACGGGAAGCTGAGACAAAGACGGCGGAAGTGAAAACCCCGTCCGAAGTGGACCGGTTGAAGGACCAGCAGAAGCAACAGATGGTGTTGACGAAACAGCGTCAAGCGCAGGAGCTTCTACAAGCAAAGCAGCGGGAACTTGCAAAGAAGTCCCGTGAAGACATGAACAAGATCAAATCGGGCGACAAGCCGAGCGCGATTACTCGGTAACTAAGGAGCATAACATGTCGAAGGGATTTTGGGGCGCAGATACAACGGGTGAGCAGAAGCCGATGTGGCCGCAGGTATTGCGTCCAGCACGCACGGTCCAGAACATCGACCAGTCTGCAAATACGTTCGCCACAGAGAGTGGATGGACGAAGAAGTTTCCGTGGGGTGACGAAGTTCTCGTAGCGATTCGTGGCCTAGCAACGAAGCTCGGCGTGGCGAACGTCGCGACGTTGTTCTTTGGAACGATTGCAGGGACCGCAGGGGATGGCAGCGGAAAGCTTGTGAACACCACAGCACAGTCACTCACGGTGATTGTGCCGTTCAACGAACCGGTGGCCATTTCGGGCACACCGACACTCTCGCTGATTTCCTCAAACGCTTCTGTTGCGAACATTACGCTGTCTTACAACGCAGCGTTGAGCGCAGCGAACACGACAGGGAAGGTGGCGTTCGCCAACCTGAACTTTGCGCTGGCAAGCGCGGGCTATGTGGGACAGAACCTCGTAGCGAACAGTTCATCGACGGTGACGGGTTGGGAAACCATTGTAGACCTCACGGGGAACACCGTTGCAAACGGCGTCCCGGCAGCTATCAGCGCGGCCGTGCCCATCTATCAGGAGAAGCCGGTGCAGACTGTGACGATTCCCGTGGGCACAGCAACGAACACGACAGCGCAGTTTGTCAAGTTCGCAGTCAAGTTCAACCAAGCTGTGGTGCTCACCACGACACCATCGCTCACAGCCATCGGGAACGGCAACACCGCGCCTGTGGGCAACTTGACGCTGACCTACACAGCAACGGGAAGCGACCTCGCGCTTGGGAACCTTGTGTTCTCCAGCCCGTCGACCAACTTCTCCGCGATTGTGAACGCAGCCGTCTACACCATCAATGCGTCATCCAACGTCCAGAACTGGGCGGGAATCAAGAACGCGATTGGCGGCACGGTTGCGAACCAGCTCATCGTGGCCAACACCTTCACCGTTACTGTATAACGGGGGTTCGTAATGCAGCGATTCATCACCTTTCTTGGGGAGGCGTTTCCGCCTCCTAAGAAAAAGCCCTTCGGCGCCAAACCAGGGGGAGGCGGCTCCAAGCCTCCCTTTGGCAAAAAACCCGTTCAGCCTATCAAGAAAGCTGATGAGGGGGTCGACGCCGAAACGGACAAGACCGCCGAGTTAGATAACGAAGATGGGATGCAGCAGGGCGCCGACGCTCTCGCGCAGATGCAGCAAGCGCAGCAGGAGCGGGAAGCCGCCGAAGCACAGGCGCGCAAGCAGCAGCAAGCGATAGAGGATGCGGAACGTCTGCATGTGAAGAAGCTCCGCGCACAAGCGGACGATGAAGTGGCCGCGGCGCTCGAAGATAAGTTCAACGCTGAAGATGACCAGGTGAACTTCTATCCCGAACTCCTCACATTCGGCCAGTATACGGCCAACTCTAACGCGAAGACGACTTCTCCTGCGGACGGCGGCAGCACCGCGGGCGAGCCTGGTGGACCTGGTATCGTCGGACAACCCACTCCCGAAAAGGAAGTGCGGAAGAAGAAGGGCGAGCCGGAGAAGCAGCACGACGTTACGGGCACCGGAACGGGACGCACGCCGATTCAGGGCAACGACAAAGCGGGCACGCCACCGGAGAAGAAGGGTTCAAAGGAAGTCAAGAAAGAAGAGTCCAAGAAGCCGAAGCCAAGGGGGAAGTAATGACTCCCGTGGTTTACTGCGACATGGACGGGGTCCTTGCTGACTTCGAAGGCGCATTCGCAGACTTCTTTACCGTCAAGTTCGGCAAGGGATGGAAGGACATTCCCCGCGAAGAGTGGAAACGCCTTTCGCGGGAATGGCCAACGTTCTGGGCGGACCTCGACTTCGCGCCGCACGGCCAAGAACTGTGGCGCGCTATTAGCAAGTATCATCCTTCCCTACTCACAGCACGCCCCGATTCGTGGCCAAGTGCTGCAACCGGTAAGACTATCTGGGCGAAACGGATGCTCCCAAAGTTCGGGTATCATCCGTCGCAGCAGGTCTATGTGGTCTTACGTGCGGAAAAGCGGAACTTTGCGCGACAGCCAGATGGCACTCCCAACTTCCTCATCGATGATATGGAGAAGAACATCGCGGAATGGGAGTCCGCAGGGGGTGTGGGCTTCGTCTATATACCTTCAGGAAGTGCGCCGCGCCAGGTGGAAGCGGCGATTGCACAGCACATGATTGACTATCCGTGATAGGAGACACTATGGGACGCACATTCGAAGAAGTAGAATTCACCGCGGCGATTGCCGCGTATCGTTCACAGCAGCAGCAGGCCGCACAGCGACTTGCGACATTAGATGAACAGCGGGAACACGAACTGAAGACGTTGGACCTGTTGCAGGGCGCTATCATCGCGTTGGAAACACTCCTACAGTCTCCGGCCCTGCCGGTAGATGCGCCGGAACCGGATAAGGACTAAGCCATGGCAGACAAGAAAGTATCGACGCTTACCAATCGTGATGATGTCATCGGAACGGACTTGGTGATGATCGTCGGTGACAACGCAACGGTTCCCGCGAACTACAAGGTCACCGTGAAGAACTTTGTCTCGCGTGTCTCTGTGGACCTTGCCAATACGGAGCAGTCCGGGTTGAAGGTCACCGCGAACGTCGTGTCCAACTCCGCGGCGATCCAAGCGGCCGCCGAGGCGCGCCTCAACGTAGGGAACACCGCGGCGCGTAGCTCGAATGCGTATGGATTGCTTATCAATCACACGGTAGCCAATACGAGCGCCAATGCTGTGGTCTCCCCCATCGCGTTCTTCGGGTTGAAAGACCAGCAGACAGCGAACGTCAAGACAACGTATCTGTTTGACATCGGCGTAGCGTCAAATGTGACCGTCAATACGTGGGTCACCGCGAACTTGACGGGTCCGAATTCGTCGCTGTTCATCTGTAAAGCGAATACGACAACGGCGGCGGCCGCGAACTCCATCCCCGCGACACATCAAATCAAGTGCCGCATCAACGGGGTCGATTACTGGCTGTTGGCAAGCAACGTCGCGCCCGCATAACTGACGGAACACTATGGCATACTTTGACGATGTGACAACGAAGAACGCATTGATGTATGCCATGAAGGCGTATGATAATCCTCAGTGTTTGACGGAAGCGGAATTCGTTGAGGACTACAAGCGGTTCAAATACGTCAAGCGGCTGTGTAGTCGCTACTTGTCCACGGGGAACCTGAGCGAGCGACTGATGCTCAATCACTTGGTCCTGTTGAACAACGTGTTCGGGCCGGAAGCGACGGTGCGGTTACTGTTTTTGAAATGCAGCGACCCGCACATGTATCGCGTATTGAAGCCGTTTTTGGTGTATCTCAACGTGCTGCCCGAAGTCGTCGTGGGCGTGAGTGGGATAGACATTTACACCGACCCGATTCCTACGGACGAGCGTTTGATGAGCAATCTTCAAGCGTTGTAACCTATGTCACAAAAACTTCCCGACATCCTCATTGAGCATATGCGCGACATTATAGAGAGCGCGCCGGACTCTGTTCGGCCGATGGTGACGCGCACGGCCGCGCTGTTCCTGAAGCGGGAAGAGCCGCGATGGAACCGGCTGTCGATAGACCCGCGGCACCTTGAGGAACGCTTCTACAACTTCCTGAACTCCCCTTCCACGTATGACTTGCTCGCGGAAGATTTGGTCCCCGCGATTGATGTGGGGCGCCCGCTTGGCGGGACCGCCAACAAGTCAGTCGCGGAAGGTGAGGGAGATTGGAAAGAGACACGCTGCGAACCCTGCAAGGGACTGCCGGACGGGAAATGCACCGCCTGCGGGGGCAAGGGTTGGTCGTGGACAAACAGCAA